CGATCTTCTCGCCCGAAATGCCGACGGTGCCCTATCTTCGTAACAAGCTTCGTCGCATCAACAATATCCACGAAGGCATCGGGGATGCTTTCATTGACGAATATTTCAGGTTTATTGATTCGGATCCGACGGGCGCCGAGGATGATGATTTTGATCTGAGTTGGATTATCGACAAGGCGACAGAGGCAGTCTTGCGCGATGGCATCCGGTGCCTCTTGATCGATCCTTGGAACGAGGTCGAGCACGCGCGCGATCGGAACGAATCGATGACGGATTACATCGGGCGCGGTATTCGTATGCTCAAGAGGTTTGCTAGGCAGTACGACGTTGCGGTGATCGTCGTCGCCCATCCGACCAAGGACATTGCTAAGGACGGGAAAAGCCGAGCGGTAAACCTATACGACATCGAGGGCTCGGCTCACTGGTTCAACAAGTGCGACCATGGGATCGTCATTGATCGCCCAAACTCCTATGCCGATGAGGCTGTGGTTCGAATTGCCAAGGTTCGCTTCGAGGAGACTGGAGCCAAGGGCGAGGTAAAAATGAGTTACGACCGCGCCTCGTCAAAATATTTAACTTTGGATGGATCCACCGATGCCGGCCAAATCACCTGAAGCCTTGGAAAAGAAACGCCAGCGCCGCCGCGATCGAAGGGCTAAGCCAGAGCTGCTGCAGCTCAAGAAATCCGATCTACCGTGCTACAAGATCACGGCACGGCGGATGATGCCGAGGCTGCCGGAGAATATCAGCAAGGCTGACCTTCGTGCGATGCTGACGGAGGCTGTGAGAAATACGGTAGCAACGTAAAAATAACCGTTGACATGGCGAAAATCGAGGATTAGAAACGGGATTGTCGGGGCCGCAGTGGCCCGCTCCAAGGAGGACTAAATGAACCCATCACCGCGAACTTTGGAACAGGTTAAGGAAAGCGTCGCCAACGCCCGCAAGGCTGGGTCGGCAGACCAGTTTATCTCCCTGCTGATTAAGTATGGCAATGTGACGCCGGAAGCGTATCGCTACCTCGAAACCTTCCGGAAGGAATGCCCCCGCTGCGGTCTGCTCAATGGCCATCGCTATCCGTGTGCGTCATGAACAATATTTTCACTACGACAGACACCGAGCTTTTCATGGAAGCGCTGTTCGGTCCTCCGCAGCACGATGCTCACATGCGCGCATGGAGATGGCATGAGATGATGGTGCATGCCGACCCTAGTTATCTGTCCAAGGTCGCCGCCCGCCAAGCGTGGAAGCGCGCCGTGGGGATCGGGCAGGAAGGACTGTGCCGAGCATGAGCACATCCGTAGCAATTCGCGTGGCCGAGCTCGCCTACGAGGCGGAGAAGCGCAACGCCAAGGTTCTAGGACATGACGGACTAGACGTCGCCATGCTCAGCTTTGGTGCCTTTTGTGATACGCTGCTGCTGGCATATTCGAGTGATCGGCCGGCGGTAGAGCCGCGGTTTCGGAGGTTGATGCGATGATCGACGCCGGGGAATGCTGGAAGTGCAAATGCCAAATTTGGCTGCCAGACGAACTTTATCACGCTGCCAAGGCGAGTTCGTCGATATCCATTCATTGCGGTTACGGTCATGCTGGCGTGTTCCGTGACGGTCCTACGGAAGCCGATAAGCTGCGTCAGGAGCGTGACCGGTTGGCGCAGCAAATTGCCTACAAGGACGATAGGATTAAGGGTCTGAAGGATGAGCTTGCCATGACCGAGCGACAGCGCGCGGCCGCTAGGGGTCAGGTGACCAAGATTAGGAACCGTGTCGGCCATGGTGTTTGCCCGTGCTGTACCCGCTCATTCGAAAATCTTGCTCGACACATGAACAGCAAACATCCGGAGTTTCACGCGGAGGCCGCCGAATGAACCGCGAACCGCGCGCAACTCTGCCCGCCAGAGAATTCAGACGGATTCGGCAGCATCTCGATTTGACCATGGATTCGTTCGCAATCGAGTTGGGATACGAGGGCAACCTGAGTTCTAACCGGACGACGATGAAGAGGTTCGAGACTGGCGAGCGGCCGATACCTTTGGCCGTCGCAAAGCTGGCTTGGCTGCTGGCGCGACACGGTCTGCCGGCAGGAGGTTGGCCTTCTGGGCTTGAGGCTGTGCTGCAGGAAGATGACAAGACGGGGGCGACGGCATGAAAGTCTATTTCGCCGTCATTCTCACGCTTATCGCTTGGGCCTATTTCAGTGAATACGTGGACGAGCATGCGATTCACTTTCCTATTTGCCGAGATGGAAGATGTGGAGCGAAATAAGATGACCAACGAAGTTTCCGCCTCGTCCTCCCCTGATACCAGACCTCTATTGGTCCTCTGCGAGGCTTGCGGAAGTGAAGGCCGCCTTCTGACCAGCGATGGCGGCCCATACGACACCGACAATGGTCCATGTCCGTATTGCTCGGGAACGGGCTTGGCGCTTGTCGAGAGCGAGCCAGTTACCTTGGAGGACTTAGGCGTCGTTCCGCATGGCGGACCGACAGAGGCGCACCCAGATCGCCCTTACTGCAAGCCCGATCAATCGTGCTGCGACTTTTGCTGCGGGAATTAGCCATGAGCAACTATCCATATCACGGTGAGGATTTCTGCATCACGCACGGACGCGAGTTCATGCGCTCTCAGATGGGTAATCCTATTCCGTTTTGCCAAGCATGCGAGGATGAAAGGGCAGTCGAGCCATCGGCTGAGTCCGGTGCTGCCCAATCAACGGTTTTGACGCACGAGCCGGTCGGCTGGCGTGTCAAATATGGAAATGGTGATTGGGTTTTCTATTACAGCGACCCGCACAAAACGAACGAAGACAAGAGCGATTGGACGGCTGTCGAACCGCTCTACGCCGCCCTAGCGCCCGGCAATGGCGCGGTGGAGACTGCTGAGGAAATGCGCAAGACCGCGCGAGAATTACGCGAAGGTGGCGGCTGTAATGCGATTGAGCAGGCTATCAGGTGGGAGCGAAAAGCCGATGCGATCGCCCCGCTTCCCGCAACTCAGGGAGACGGGGAATGAGCGAGTACGTCTCGAAAGGCGCTTCGATCTCGCCCTGCGGTAAATATCGCTTCTCGCTTTGGCGGGAGTGGCGAGGCGTAGCGACCAAGGAAAACTGGCGCTGGTACGGCGACAAGGATGGCAACGGGGCGGAACTTGGCGATCCGCTGTCATGCGTCTTTGTGATGTTGAATCCGTCAACGGCCGATGCAGATCAGGACGACCCGACAATACGCCGCTGCGTCAGCTTCGCCAAGGCGATGAAATTTGATCGCGTCGAAGTCGTCAACCTTTACGCCTATCGCGCGACCGACCCGAAAGACCTTTTTGCGGCTGGCGAAGCCATGCACCACCACAAAAACCAAGAGTACGTCGAACGCGCGGCGCGTGATTCTGGCATCATCATTTGTGCGTGGGGCGCTCACGGCGAGGAATTTCAGGCCGAGACGGTGCGCGGATGGATGCACACCAAGCAGCATTTCGCGCTCGGCTTCACGAAGTCGGGCCAGCCGAAACATCCCCTTTACCTGCCGAGCACCGCCGCACCAATTCCAATGGATCGAGGCCGCCCATGACAGACGCAATGCAGGTGAAAGAGGCGCTGCTATGAAATTTGGCGCAACTGGAAAATTCCCCGATGGGATGCTTGGTCCAGATGACGAAGGTGCCCTTCAGGTGGGCGTTGCCCACGATAGCAACGGCACCGTCATACTGAACTTCGGAAAGGAAGTTTCATGGATCGGGATGCCTGCTGAGCAGGCGATCAACTTCGCCAAACTGATTCTGCGCCATGCCGGCGCTAAGAAAGTGGAGATTACGCTGTGAGCAAAATCGACGAGATCGAAAAGCGCATCAACGCGGGCGACAATATCACAATCGAACCGGACGGAACGGTACGCGATATGACCGCAGAAGAAGTCGCCAGTCGCGAAGCAGATGAAGCCCGCGCAAAGGAAAAGGTTTCAGCGAAGACACGCAAGCCAATCCTTTGCCTCGATTTCGACGGCGTAATCCACAGCTATTCGAGCGGATGGAAAGGGGCAGACGTGATTCCCGATCCGCCGGTCGAAGGGGCAATCGCCTTCATGCTTGGCGCGATCGAACATTTCAACGTGGTGATATTCAGCTCCCGCTCTAACCAGCGGGGCGGCCTGAAAGCTATGCAGAATTGGCTCCGCGAGCATGCCGGTGCGACTTGGTACGAATCGCCAGCGGGGCCGGGACTTGAAGATATTCGTTTCGTTACCGAAAAACCTGCCGCGCTAGTCACCATAGATGACCGAGTGATCACATTTGACGGTACATGGCCGTCGATGGAAACCCTCAAAGGCTTCCAGCCTTGGAACAAACGCGCCCGCGCCCCATCCCCCGCCGCGCTGGACCCAGTGACGGTGGAGGCGTGCGCGAAAGCCGCTGGTGGGGCTAGATCACAAGGCGGACGATTAGTAGCCGAAGCAATCCGCGCTCTTCTCTCCCATCCCGCCCCCACCGGCAATGCGCCGGAGCCGGTAGCGCTAGAGTACGCTAGCACAAATAAAATTGCCGCGTGCCGGTGTGGTTTGTTCCCAAGTGTCTATGGCGACGGCGCAAAGCCAGATGATGGCTACCGCTCCCTTTGGTGTCAAACGTGCATGGTTCACGTCACTAAAATGATGCCCAACGAGCGCGAGGTCATCGACCACTGGAACGAATTACGCGAACAGGAGCACGCTGCGCTCTACGCCGCCCCGGCCAGCAATCCCCAAGAGGGGATGACGCCTCTGCAAAAGCGCATGAACTCAGGCGGCCCGTTTGGTGGTGAGGATGTTGCGGTCAAGCCCGCCGAAGTCATCACCGATGCAATTTCCGAGATATCCACTCTGCGAGCAAGCCTCGTCACGCGCCCAGACTGATTTTGACGCACAGAATAGGAAATATCATGCCAGGACTCGAAAATATGTGGTTTTGCAAGGCATCCGTTCTTCAAGACGAAGCTGATCAGGTCGTGAAGCGTGCCCTGTACGCGGCTGGATGGAAGCACACCAGTCAAACTCCAACTCATCGATGGATGTGGCAAAAAGAGCTTGATGGATGCCGCTATAGCGTGCCCCAAGAAATCGCTGCCGACATCCAAGAGCACGCTGATCGGCGAGATTATTTCAACAAGTATCCAGACGAATTGAGCGATTGACTCCTCGTATCTTCGCATCACCGTGCCGAAACCCCTATAAATAAAGGAGATTGAGATGGACGAGAAGCGCCAGCAAGTTACCGATCAGTGTCGCGTCGTCGCTCACCTCGCCAAAGCGATTTGGGAGGTCTACAGCGACAAGGCCAAAATTTTCGCGTCCGACTCAAAAGGTCCAGATGACATCGTGGATCTCGTCGGTAAGTGGTCTCACGGCCATATGGAAACGCTCGGCGACATTCTGAACGGAATGGATGCTGTTGACGAAGAGGACGAGTGGACTGATCCGATTTTCGAGAAAGCCAAAGCTCTGTTTCCACAGGAAAACGCGGCGAGGATGGTGGCCCATTGATAATGAGTTCTGTGATTTACATGAGATCAATGCACGGCAGAGCAATTCACCCGACCGAGAAGCCATCCGATTTGCTCGAGATCCTAATTCGTACATCTTGCCCGCCCTACGGCATTGTTGGCGACCTATTCGCGGGATCTGGCGCTGCAGGTGAAGCCGCAATGCGCGCTGGTCGACGCTATGCCGGATGCGAGATCGACGCCGAAATGGCGGCAAGAGCCAATGCGCGCCTGTCGGCTATGTTGCCCTTCGGCCCTATGTCTCCGGCGAACCGGGCCGAAAAAGAACGGCAATCATAATTTGCAAAAAATAGCATTCCAGAGTATTTGTGCCAAATGAGCACAATCCATTTAACAGCAAATTCAAATGGTTGACGAGAAAAATAGCGACAGGGCCGGTAAGCTTAGGCGCGGTGGCCGAAAGCTGGGAACGCCAAACAAGAAATCACCGGCCGTCACGAAGGCGATCAAGTTCATCGTCCGCAAGTCTCTCAAGCAAATCCCAGATAACCAGCTATTTGAAGGCGATAGCTACGATTTTCTGGTCGTTATTTATAAGGACATGCGCCAGCCATTTCAGACCAGAATGGACGCGGCGCGCGCGGCGATCAACCACGAACGGCCGCGGCTTCAATCCTCGACGGTGCAGCATTCCGGCACGTTGACGCTGGAATCTCTTGTGACTGAGGCGATAAAGAACCCTCCGAGCGAATAATTATTGTACCGAACGAATTTCTGTGCCAATAATTGTGCCATGGAGAAACAGCCGTCAAAGTCTGATGCTCTACGCGCGATGCGCGAGGCAAAATATGAAGCCAATCATAATCCCAGAGCGAAACCGGAACCGAAGCAAGCTGTCGCGGAGACGCGCTCAAAGACGGCGAGCAGGGATAAAACGGCCGGGAGTAGGCTACGTCCCGGGCGGACGGGACAAGCGGCTGGCCAAAGCGCGATAGCGCCAGCCGCACCTATTTTGAGGCGCGGCCGCCCAAAGATTACCGACCCGCGTCCTTGGGAATTGGAAGGTATTTCGAAACGAACATGGCACCGTCGGCGCCAGGCCGAGAAGCGGTAGGATAAATGAGATCGATCAGCATATTTTGGCAATTCTTGTCGCGCTACGTGAAGTGGGGCGAGATTCGCAAGATATGGGCGGAACCGGCCAAAGAGCAAACTTTAACTTTTGAGGAATGGTCACAGGATCAATGGTGAAACCACAACTAAAATTCAGTCCCAAGCGCGAAGCGGCTATCCAATCCAACGCCGAATTCATCTATAATTGGCTGCGGCAGTTGAAATCGCCGGCGGATGCTGCAGCAGCTCTTGCGATGGTACAATGCGCGCTAATCATGGGCCAGCGCCCGCGAGACGAGGCTGATGTGCGCGATAAGATGCGAATCACCACGGAGGGCATCGTGGATATGTGGAAGCAGCAGGTTTCACAGCAGAGCGAGACGAGGCAATGATGCTCTACGGGATGGACGAGAAAAGAACGATACAAATCAGGATCAACAAGCCAAGTCTCATCGAAGACCTGCTTCTCAGCGGAGCTTTCGTCGAGCGCATGACAGCGCCCATTGATGGCAAGATATACCATAATGGAATTTTGTGCCTTGTCATTCCCCTGGAGTTTTACGAGGCCTCAGAAGAGGATCTACATAGCGCAATCAAGGAACATGTTTTAAGTCTAACGCGCGGTGCCGCCTCTGTTTTTGCGCTGCAGATTGCAGGCCAACGATGAGCCATCGCGCATGGTTCTGGGGCATTTTGCTTTCTGTCCCTTTGTGGGGCATTATTTTTCTCGTGGTTTCATATTTGTAGGGGAATCCATGGGTATCCAGGGCCACTTCGGGTTGACGCGGGCTGAAGGAAAGTTGCTCACGATATTGCTAGAGCAAAACCGTCCAACTCTATTGGATATCATGGACTATATTTACGGTCCCTCGAATGACCTGCGTCCCAGTGTGAAGATAGTTTCAGTGATGGTCTGTCATCTGCGGAAGAAAATGGACCTGTTCGGTATTGAAATAGAAAATGTCCACGGCATAGGCTACCGGATCGAGCCAGAGGTCAAGGCCAAGATCAGGCAGCAAATCTGCGCCGAAGACGAATCGGCAGGGAGCGTGGTGATTTGAGCGGGACAGATCGCAAAGGAGAATTCTGCGCTACGCTGTTGGATGGGTCGCGCGTGACAATCTATTTCGATAATTTGGGATACTCAAAGAAAGCCAAGAGTTATCAGACCAGTTTCGAATTTGGTAGGTTTGGATTAATCACATGTTTCAAATCGGATTTTGCCGAGCAATTCATATGTCCAGCGCCAGATTTGCGGTTCGCTCACGATATGGAGCGGCTTGAAGATAGTGTTAAATCAGCGCTCGGCCGTTCGATTGTGGAAATAGACATTTGAGCGCAGCCAGCGACCAGATCTATCGCTGGAAAATGCACCCTGACAGGATGGTGCGCGACTTGTTCGGCGTTGAGCCTGATTTCTGGCAAGAAGAGGGACTTCAGGCTTTCCCCACAACTCAGCGCATGGCGTTCAAGGCCTCAAAGGGCCCAGGTAAGACTTGCGAACTCGCGTGGATGATCTGGAACTTCCTCTTGACACGTCCGCATCCGAAGATCGCGGCGGTGTCGATCGACCGGGACAATCTACGTGACAATCTTTGGACAGAGCTTGCCTATTGGCAGCAAAAGTCGCCACTCCTGTCAAAGACGTTCACATGGACGAAAGAGCGTATATTCGCCAACGATTTCCCGGAAACGTGGTGGTGTTCGGCTCGATCCTATGCCAAGTCGGCCGATAAGGCCCAGCAGGCCAATACGTTGGCCGGGCTCCATGCTGAGTACATCATGTTCGTGCTTGATGAATCAGGTGGCATGTCGGACGCGATCATGTCGGCGGCCGACGCTGCGCTGGCATCGTGTACTGAGGGACACATTGTGCAGGCCGGCAATCCAACCCACCTAACCGGCCCCCTTTACGATGCCTGTACACGGCATAAGTCGATTTGGAAGGTCATAGAGATCAATGGTGATCCGGATAATCCAAAGCGAGCCAAGCGCGTGAATATCGAATGGGCGCGCGAGCAAATCAGGCTACATGGCAAGGATAACCCATGGGTCTTGATTAACGTCTTCGGCCAGTTCCCGCCAAGTTCACTTAACACCTTGATAGGACCTGACGAGGTTCGGGCGGCCATGTCGCGGTATTACCGGGAATACGAGATCGGCAAGGCCCCGAAGGTTCTCGGTGTAGACGTCGCGCGGTTCGGCGACGACACGAGCGTTATTGCGCCGCGGTGGGGCATCCAGATGTTGCCGCTAATCAAGCGCCGCAACATCGACAGCACGCAGGGCGCCGGCATGGTTGCCAGGCAATGGGACGATTGGGGTGCAGATGGAGCGTTTATCGACGCCACAGGTGGATTTGGATCAGGATGGATTGATGCTCTCGCACAGCTCGGTAAAGCCCCGGTCGGTGTGCAATTCGCGGGTAAGGCACACGACAGCGGTCGTTTCTTTAATAAGCGTTGCGAGATGGCTTTTGATTTCGTCGACTGGATCAAGGCAGGAGGTGGATTGCCTGAGGACGACAATCTCCTAGCCGCATTGGTCAACACGACTTACACGTTCAAGGGCGACAAATTCCTGCTCGAGCCCAAAGACGACGTGAAAATCAAGATCGGATCCTCGCCTGACGAGTTCGATGCGTGTATGCTGACGTTTGCCGAACCTGTCACCGCGGCAGCCGCAAAACGCCGCGAGAACCGATCGGCAATGCCTCAGCAATACAATGAGTTTGCCGAGATGGATGCTTTAGCGGCGACGGAAGACCTTTACCGTGGGAGATCGCGATGAGATTCGGGATGGAAGCAAACCGCGGCAAGCGGCGTGAATTCTACCCAGCGCCATCGCGCGGCCAAGTTTTGCGAATATCGGTGGTGTTCGCCAGCGGTTTGGTCGTGATGATTGGCCTAGTCTATTTGGGCTATTACACGGTATCTCGCCTATAACCGCACAATATCTAGACATTTGCCTCGTGTGGCCCTACCATGAGTGCCTCACGCTGATATTTGGGCGGGCTCATGTCATTTTTAGCACCAAGTCCACCACCGTCTGCTCCGGCCATTGCGCCACCTCCGCCACCTCCTCCGCCACCTAATCCTCCGGTGCTAGCCGGCGGATCCGCTCAAGCCTCGGGGGCGGCTCAGCGTGCAGCTGCGGCTGCAGCATTTGGCGGTGCTGCAACGGATAAGACGACGCCACAGGGGGCGGCAGCGCCCTCAACAACCTCTGGGGCAAAATCCCTACTTGGGCAATAGGTCATGGAAGGCTCCCGCTGGGCTACCGCGCCATATGAGGAAATGAGCGCGTCTCTGCTCTCTGAGCAGCCGATCACGCCCACCGAGGAATTGCCGAGGCCGAACGAAAACTGGGACACGCTGTTCTCACATCTCGAGGCTCGGCTTGGGATGTTGCGGTCCTGGCGGTATTCGTGGTGGGCATTTTGGGCTGTTCTCGCACGTTTTTTCCTGCCCCGTCGTTATACGTGGTTGGTCGTGTCCAATCGCATGGATCGCGGGCAAGCTCTCAATGATGCAATCATAGATAGTACTGGCCAGCTTGCGGTTCGAACGTGCTCCTCGGGTATGTGGACAGGTCTAACAAGCCCGTCACGCCCGTGGTTCAAGCTCGCTAACAGCCTGCCGTGGATAGAGTTAGACGCCGCGGCAAAGGCCTGGATTGAGGACACTGAAACCCGCGTCTATACCGTTTTGGCTGGGTCGAATTTCTATACCCAGATGGCCCAGGCGTTTCAGGACGTCACGGTATTCGGGACGGCACCGGTCATCATTTACGAGGACGACGAGGACGGAATTCGGCTCTACCTGCCGTGCGCCGGCGAGTACTATTTGGCCGTTGGGTCGCGCAATGACGTAGACACCCTGTACCGAGAATTCAACATGACCGCGCGTGCGATCGTGGAGATGATCAAGTTCGAGAACTGTCCTTCGCAGGTGCAAACGGCGTTCAACACCGGTGGCGCTTCGTGGGATCTGGAATTCACGGTTGCCCATGCGATCGAGCCGAACGTCAAGCTGAGTTCGCGAGGTGGCAAGAATTCGTCGATCGCGGTATTGCCTGGTGGGTTTGTTTATCGGGAAGTCTATTGGCTCAAGGGGACGAAAACCCCGGGGCCGCTGAGCAAGAGGGGCTTTCGGACCAAGCCGTTCATGGCGGCGCGCTGGGCCACGACATCGAATGATCCTTACGGCCGCTCGCCGTGCATGGATGCTATCGGCGACACCAAGCAGGTACAGCAAGAGACGCGGCGCAAGGCGGAATTCATCGAAAAGGGCGTGCGGCCGCCGATGGGCGCAAACGTCGAGCTAAAGAACGAGCCGGCGTCGATAATTCCGGCCCAAATCACCTACACGTCGACCGAAGGCGGCAAGAAGGGATTTTGGCCCCTTTTCGAGGTTTCCCCGTCGTGGGTCACGCCTTTGATCGAGGACATCAAACAGATATCCGCGCGGATCCAATCGTGCTTGTTCGTCGACCTGTTCATGGCGATTTCGAGGATGGAGGGCGTCCAGCCGCGGAACGAGCTCGAGCTGACCAAGCGCGACCTCGAGCGGCTTCAGGAACTCGGTCCGTTCGTGCATTTATTCGAGACGGAATTCGCAGGTCCGGCGATCATGCGTATCATGGACATATTGCAGCGCAAGGGGATGCTCAAGACCAAGCCTCCTTCGTTGCAGAACGTGCCGCTGAAGATCGATTATGTGTCGATCATGAAGCTCGCCCAGGCCTCGGCAGAATCAGTCTCAATGAAGGACGTATTCGCGGTCGCTGGCTCGCTATCGAGCGCCGCCAAGGCTGCCGGCGTTCCGGACCCGATCCGCAAGATCAATCTAGATAAGGCACTCCAGCATTACGGCGAAATAACCAATTTCAAATCGGATCTATTCTATACCGACGATGAAGTTGCGGACCACGACAAGATTCGCCAGCAAGAGCAGCAGAAGGCACAGGCTCCTCAGCAGGCCATGGCAGCGGTCAACGCTGCCAAGACGCTTTCGGAGACTTCTACCGGCGGTGGGTCGGCCTTGAGTGCCATGTTGCCGCCAGGGGCCGCTGGAGCGCCAGGTGGCTGATCGAATCATTTACGGCTTTCTCTACGTCGTCGGGGCGCTGGTCTTTTACGAATTGTGGGAGCACGATATTCTCTCGGCTAGCCTGATCTGGAAGATATTGGCGGCTGAGATTTGATTGGAACCAATCGAGCCATCGCGACTTGATGCGATAGCGCCTTACAGCCATCGGGAGATAGCAATGACCGATATGCAGACACATAACGACCCATTCGCACCGCCGCCTCCCGTGCTTGAGCCTCTTCCACATGAGCCACACGCCCCGTTTTCGCCGGATGACGCTATCGACCAGCGTGCCGCACAATTGGATCGGCGCGAGGCTGTAATTACAGCGCGCGAAAATAGAATGGCGGAAATCCTGAAGAATAACGCCCTTGGGGCGTCGCCGCTCACAGATTCGTATATCGATAGCCAGATTATGGACCAGTTCGCGGTCACCGGCACCGACGCGTTCGACGGCCATCCGAACATTACGCCCCAAGCCGCGCGCGCCTTCGCGTGCATGACGCTTTGCGTCTACGTGCTGCGTAATGGTTTCGTGGTGACTGGAGAATCGTTCTCCGACAATCCCGAGGCTTACGACCACAACAAGGGCATGGCTGCGGCTCGCGATGATGCGAAGCACAAGATTTGGATGCTTGAACGTTATGCGATGCGCAACAAGTTGATGGGGCTTTAGCCATGTCCATCGGTTTTGCCTTCTGGCTTCTTTGGCTCCTCTGGCTCATATTCGGATTCGCCACCTATCGCGGCTATGTCGGCGCCTACGGATGGGCTGGCAACACGCTATTGCTTTTGGTGTTGTTCGGCTTGCTAGGATGGCACGATTTTGGTCCGCCAATCCACGGGTGACCGATGAAAATCTACAGGCCAAAGCCTTCGTACGAACTCGGTAGACAGGACGCGATCGTTGCGGCGCTCGCCATTTCCCTAGTCGTGATCTGGCTATTTGTCGGGTAACGGCACGATGACGAAACCAGCCTCGTAAAGCTGGCCCAAAATCCAATCCACTATCTGTTCTGGTTCTTCGCCGTTAATAGATGCCGCGATGATTTTTATCAGCGCCTCCCGCGCGCCGTTGCTTTGTGGGAATTGGACGATATCGGCAGTCACGGCACCCTCACCATCTGCAATTTAGCCCAATCTGCGACCTCGGTTGGCTTGTAGGCTACACGAGACCAGCGGATGCGATAAAACGGCGGACCCCTGCCGGCATTGTCTTTTGAAGCGAGATTGGCAAGGCGGCTAGGCGATATTCGATGGCCAAGAGCTGTAAGGTAGGCGGCGCACTCTTTGCGGTCTAACCATTCCCTACTTTCATACATCAGCCGCTCGTTCGCCATGCCATCACCTCCTATAGTTTTGGCCATATATCGCATAATACCGCATTTTTGCAACAATATGTTGTAGGTAGGATAGGTTTCGGTCACAAATCGCAAATGGGGCGATTGACCGAACCTGAGATTTTTTCGTGCCTTAGCGAGAACTTCGTTCTTGCAGCGCAATATTGTGACGATCTCGCCCGCCTACCCCGCAAAGGACCGAGTTATAGAGCCCTCCGCGAATGCCTCGGCTTGATTGAGGGAGCGGCGCGTCAGGCGGCTTACTGGCGCCAGGACGCACGCTGGCTGCAAATCGGGCTTTATGTCGAGGAGGCGCACAAGCGCGCTGGTGGATGGCTGCGGGGTTACAAACTGCCGAATGGCCAGCGAATCACCATCCGAGAGGGTCATTTGCACCCTCTTTTTGTGAAATTGGCGGAAAATCTCCGAGCCGGCCATCGGAAGGCCGAGCAGTTCCGCACCAAAGCCACGGGCAGGATCGGAACCCTGCTACCCAAGCCGCAACGCGATCGCGGATCGCATCGTGAAACCTCACCGGTTGGCTATCGCAAGAGCGCCGGCGGCATCCTGATCCCGGCAGCATGAGCGATGAACCTGATCTTGAACTCGATCTCAATGACATTGCAGACCGAGCCCCAGCCGAACAAGAGACGGTTGGCGCTGACGACCTCGAAACTGAGAGACGGCGCCGAAATCGGATCAAGCGAGAATACGACGAGGCCGTTGGATTTTGGTCACACGCTCTCAGCACTGAGATCGGCCGACGAGAAATCTGGAAGCTTCTGGAATCCGCTCACGCATTTGAAGACCGTTTCGCGTGCGGTCCGAATGGCTTTCCGCAAGTCGAAGCCACTTGGTTCCAAGCTGGGGAAAAAGCCTTCGGGCAAAGACTTTGGCTCACCCTCCAAAAGTATGATCTTACGGGTGTTTTACGGATGCACGCCGAATTTGACGGCCGCTTGTCCAAGCCCAATGTTCCAAGGCGCAAGGTAAAAAATGGCTGATCCAGTCACACCAGTGCCAAGTGCCCCTGAATTGCCTCTTACCGGCGGTGCTGCAGCGCCAGAGGCCCCGGTCACAGTTTCAGCCACCGCAAGTGCACCTGATCCTGCAACGCCGACGGTAACGCCTGAGCCGATCAAAGAACCTACTGCTCCTGAACCAATCAAGACAGCGGCCGAAACGCCTTCATTACTCGAAGAGATCGGTGCACCGGAAAAGCCTGCAGAAGCACCTAAACCGGAAGAGAAACCCGGCGATAAGCCGGCCGAGAAGCCTGCGGAAAAGGCCGCCGAGGCCAAGCCTGCCGAGAAACAGGTAGAGGTTAAACCAGCCGAACCGGTCAAGCCAGAACCTGTTGCCTACGAATACACCGTTCCTGAGACGATCAAGATGGACGACGCCCTAAAGGGCACGTTCCACACCGCTTTGGACAATTTCCGCGCCGACCCTACCAAGGGCGCGCAGGGTCTGATGGACCTCCACAATCAGGCTATGACGGACTACGCCACTCACCTTGCGGCCGAGCAACAGCGAGTTTTCAGCGAAACCCGCAAGGAATGGCGCAAGCAAGTCATGGCGGACGAGCAATTAGGCGGATCTGGCTACCAAACCACCATGAAGGCCGTCGCGCGGATGCGTGACATGGCCGTCCCCGAGAAAGATCGGGCCTCGTTCAACGAATTCCTGCGCGTGACCGGTGCTGGCGACCATCCGGCGTTTCTCCGCGCGATGCACAATTTCGCACGGTATTTCGACGAGCCTGGCCTACCCCCGCCGAATCCGACGCCTCCACCCGGTAACGGCGCGAGACCCGGAGCGCGCGGGAGAGTGCTTTACGATAACCCAAGGTCATCAACCAACCGCCAGTAAGCGGGCGAATTAGGGAAGGACTAATATCATGGCGACTGGTCAATGGCCGACTCTGGTGGATCTGACGTCTCGCGTCGCTCCCGACGGCAAGCAGGCATACATCGCGGAAATGCTGTCTCAGTCGATCGAGACGCTTGAAGATATCCCGATGAAGGAATCGAACGAGATCGGCGGCCATGAATTCGTGTTCCGCACATCGATCCCGGCAGGTGCATGGCGCCAATACAATCAGGGCGTCCCCTACTCCAAGTCGACGACCGCGAAGGCCCGCGTCGGCCTCGGCTCGTTGGAGGATTATTCCCAGGTCGACCGGATGTTGGCTGAGGACTCTGGCGACATTGACGAGTTCCGAGAGAACGAGGACGTGGCGTTCCTCGAGGGCATGGGTCAGACGATGGAACAGACCCTCTGGTACGGCAATACGGCGGTAACGCCGGCCGAGTTCATGGGCATGGCGCCGTTCTACAACACGGTTTCGACGGCCAATGCCCAGAACGCCCAGAACGTGATCGACTGCGGCGGCACTGGTTCGTCGAACCTGTCGCTGTGGCTGGTTTGCTGGGGCGAGCGAACGATTTTCGGCCTTTATCCTCGGGGCTCCAAGGCCGGCATCACCATGGAAGACAAGAGCGATACGGTCCCTGGATTCGACTCGGTCGGCAACCGGTTTGAAGCCTATACTTCGTGGTTCCGCCATCAGATGGGTGTTTGCCCGCAGGATTGGCGGTACGGCGTGCGTGCGGCAAATATCGACGTGACTAATGCTGGCCTAGCTGGCCCTAACGCGCTTGATTTCTTCGCCACCATGGCAGAAATGATGCTGTTCCCGCCTCACCTCGGCAAGGGAACGTCCGGCATCACCAAGACAGACGCGCCGAATGACCCGGCGCCAGGTATCCGTCCGGTGTTCTACACAAATCGCACGGGCCGGCATTGGATGGATGTGCAAGCAATGAGAGATAGGAATGTCCTCTTGCGGATTGATGACTACGCAGGCCGTGTGGTCGACGGCTATCGCGGAATCCCGATCAAGATCTCTGACCAACTATTGACCACCGAATCTCGGGTGACCTGATCGCTCCGAACCTGACCGATTTACCGGCGAAAGCCATAGAGACAAGAAAGGAATTATATCATGCGTTCGGATGCACTTGTTGCCTTTATTCCGCTTGGTGCGCCGCTGTCGCTGGCCAACCTCGGAGCCGGCATTGTCGCGAATACGAACCCTCTCGATCTTCTTGGCCTCGGTGTCGGCATCAACCCGGCATCGGCCAATATCATCGGCAATGCGGCATTGTTCGGGACAGATCTCGGTGTTGGCGGGAAGAGGCCGGAACTCAATATTGGTGTTGGGACGGCCTTCGCGGCGGCAGCGGGTACGCTTCTGAAGATTGCACTACAGGCCGCTCCAGATCTCGGCGTCGGCGGCAACTTCCAGCCGGGAACGTGGCAGGACGTCGTGTCCCAAGACAATATCGCCATTGCGAACCTGACGGCCGGCGCGATCCCGTTCCGTTGCCCGTGGATTCCCGACATGCCTCCTAGTCTGCGTCCGCGGTTCATGCGGCTGCAATTCTCACCGATGAGCGCCACGGCATTGCCGAGCGGCAGTTTCACGGCTGGCACGATCGCGTTTGCCCTCGTCACGACCGTCCGCGACGATCAGGCCAACAAGTTCGCCTCGAAGAATTACGCCGTCCAGTAAACTTGGCCGGCTTCAAAAGGATTTTAGCCCATGGCTGGGCGCAGAAAACGGAGCGACGTTATGACCGAAGCGACGGAAGCCTTGCCGCTGACCGAAACGCCTGAGTTCAAGGAAGCTGTCACGAAAGCAACGCAGGCCGCGATTGCATCGGCGCTGCCGGGAATCGTGGCAGAACTCGCCAGGGCGAAAGGTGGTCTACCTATCTCGGCTGGTGAGCAGACTTGGGCCGAAGGTTTGGCCATGGCGATCGCTCAGCTTACCGATCAAGGCACAGGTCGTAAGCGCGTGGCCCCGGAAATCGTCAAGGCCCGTGAGGAAGCGCGGAAGGAAATGACCCGGCTTATCATTGAGGCCAAGACCTTCCACGACAAAGCAAAGGCAGAGGGGAAAGAGGACATCGCTCGGTCATATCTGCCGCTCTACCAGCTCCGCAATAAGGTCTATCTCGAGGAGATCCTGATCGAACCGGTTTATATTGACGTTGCCACGAAGGCACCGAGGCCCACAGAAATTGGCTGGCCTGGCGTACCGAGCGAGGCGATGATCCCGGTCAATGACGTGGCCAAAGGCATCCACGAGGCATTTTCGAATTCCATCGGTTCGACCGAATGGCAGAAGAAGCCTGACACATTTGGTATCACCGCCGGTGGCCTCGTCGTTAAGAACGGCGCCGTCCAGCCCAAGCGCGGTCTTCCATCGGAAAATGGCAATATCGATCCGTCCGGACTCACGATTCACCGCGGCGGCAGGACTGGGGACAAGAATTTCAAGGAAATTCCGATCCTTGGCACGGTGGCTCAACCGGCGAGGCAGGCGGTCTAGTCTATGGGGATTCCTGGCTCAGTCGGCATGCAAGCGTCTGGTCTCCCCCCTTTGGGGGATCAGGCTAATGCTGTCCTATCTGGCCAGATCACTGCGGTAGGTCCGCAGTCGGCTTTCGCTTTTCGCGGGCCGATGAACCTTGAAATCTATGCGTCGATCAGTACGGCCCTGACTACCACGGTTGGATCATTGGCCGCTACGGTCGCCGCTGCGACCGGTCTCGCGGCTGGCAACGCGATCAAGAGCGCAAATCTTCCTGGCGGGTCGACAATAGGAGCTATTGCAGGCACGAACGTCACTCTTGCGTTAGCTCCGCGAACGCATTGGGGTATTATTGATTCGTCCGGCAAGATTACCGGCAATTTCCCCACCGATCGCCTTCTGAATGCGACGGTTACGGTTGTACAGCCTAGTGCAGAGGGCGTGACACTGCCGGCAGGGACGACTGTTTCAGCTATTCTACAGGCAAATGCGGTGCCGCCATCTGGCGCACAGGGCAATATCACTCCCGGCATCATTCAGCTTTCCAACGCGCCAACGGCATTGCCGGCCGAGGGCGCCCAAGTGGCATTCCTGTTTGCTCTTACCGGTAACGGTGTCCAGGCAACGGGAGCTGATGCTACGGCGACGTTTACTGGCGGTCTAATTACGTGGTCTGGCACGGTCCAGCTTGAGCGCAGTTTCGACGGCGGCCAGACTTGGGTCGTTGGCAACATCGGGGCGACCGGAACGCTGGCACAATGGACCGCTGGTCCGATCAGCATCACGTTTGGCGAACCGGAAAAGAACGTGCTCTACCGGCTGAATACCATCGCGTACACGAGTGGTACGATAAATTACAGGATCAGTCAGACGGGCGGCGCCGCCGAATCGTTGGCCATTGGGCCGCTGTCTAGCGGCTAGGGAGAATGACATGAAGAGGATTTTGGCAGGCGTTGCAGCCCTCGGCCTTCTTGCAGGAATTGCTCTTGCTCAAGTGCCCGGGCTTTTCATCGCATCGCCGACTGGACTTGAACAGATCAACGTGCTGGTGCCTAGCACCGGGACGGTTGTCACCAATCCTCAGATTCAGACCGTCACTGTCAACCAGATCAGGAATGCGACGGGCATTTTGGTCATCCCTGCAGGGACGACGGTTAATACTGTCTTGACCACCGCTACTGCAAAATTGGTATCCAGCGGCGCTATTACGACATGGAATATCACCCTGCCGGCTTCTCCGTTCGATGGCGAAACTGTCGAGGTAGCCTGTCCTGGCGGCACTGCTACGGTAGCGGTTTCTGCAGCGGCAGTCCCGGCCGGTACAACGATCGTCGGGACGGCATTTACGGCCTGCACCTCAGGCGGTGCTGCGGCAAACACCGGAGAATATATTTACTCAATCGCCAACAACAATTGGTATCGGATTCAGTAACCATCGCTCAACGCACGGAGAAGTAAGATGAAGAGGCTTAGGATTTTAGTGTTGGCGCTGGCTGGAGTCCTTGGCCTAAGCGTCGCGATTGCTCAGGTGCCGTCGATACCGATCATCGGCAATCACCTTGCGCCGGATTTGATGCTGGTTATTCCGAATGGCGTTCCAAATGCGCAGTCTCAATTCTGCCAGTGGAATTGCATCACGAACGTCTACGGCTACTACAAGAACGGCACGGGCACGCAGAACCAGACTTACAACACGCCGGCGAACACTTCTCTTGTTCATTGGGGCAATGCCTCGGCGATTGCCAATTTGTATCTCTACCTGCCGTCGGCTCCGCTTGACGGCGCCCAAAACTGCTATTTATCGATCGGTGGCGTGACGGCGATGACGCTCTACGCTGGCTTGACAGCGCAGACGCTCAACAACGCCATCACGGCGATGACGGCCAACACGCGCTATTGCTATCTCTATAGTGTCTCAAATACTGCCTGGGATCGCATCGACTGATGAAATGGCTTTCCGACCATCGAATGGCGGTGCTTGGCTTTACGGTCAGCACCGCCTTTTTGCCGTTTCAGCTTGAGGGCGATTTTGTCCCACGTTGGGCCGCGATTGCGGTCGGAATTCCATTGGTGTCGAAGCTTGATATTCGTGCGCTGTCCGAGCCGATGATGCTTTTACTGGGCTTCCTGTTCTTCGTTTGCGTCATTTCACTCGTTCAAACGCCGTTCTTTCTCGTTGGCATGAACGACATGATTTTCGTCGTGATCCTGTCTCTGGCGTTCCTGATGGGTGCTGGCCTAGAGACGATCGATGACTTAATGAAAGGCCTAGCCGTCGGCATTTCTATATCTACCGCGTTGGTTTCTGTGCAATATTTCAGCCAATGGTCCCCGTTCCCAGTAGGATCAATTAGCCCAGCCGGCCTATTTTATAATAGTGAGGTCATGGGCGAATTCGCGGCTTTGATCTTCGTGTGGGCTATGGCGAAGCGTAAGCTCATGCTCGCCGCCGCAACTGGGCTGGCCTTGGCATTGAGTTTCAGCCGGGTAGGACTGGGAGTTGCGGTGATCGGTCTTCTCGTCGCGTGGCGCCCGCGGTTGCGTGTGTTGCTCCCGGTAATCATCGCTGCGTTGGTTACTGGCGTGGCCCTTCTTGTATTTACCAAATTTTCCTCGTCATTCCATCGCATCGTCCTCTGGGGCGCCACGGTCATGTCGTTCACATCGCTCGGGCATGGTCTAGGCTGGGCGTCATTGGCATTTCCTGAGGAAGAGTTTAGCCATAGCGACGCGTTGCAGGCTATTGCTGAGCTCGGGATTGGCGGCTTAGCGCTTGTGTTGATCCCGATCGCGGCATTCCGCGGGAAACGAGCCGGTTATGCAGAGCATGCAATTTTCGCCGCGGTTTTGGTCGAAGTCCTTGTATCGTTCCCACTACATTTCCCGGCAAGTGGCTTTGTGGCTGCGGTTGTGGCGGGCTTTATGGTTGGCCTTAGGCCTGATGTACGCCGTCTGCCATTTGTCAGCCATCCATCGTATGAGTTATGTCGTGTTCGGTGGCGAGATGCTGAAAACGGAAATGATGGACACGGCCAACGCCTCGGTGGCGTGGTATCCATTCGATCCGTATTTGAGAAGCTTGCGACATTACGTCCGAGATCAACTCGCATCACTGGAGAAGCGTGATGCCACCAGTCAGCCAAGCGCAACGCAAGGCCATGTGGGCAGCGGCCTCTGGGAAGTCGACCCTCGGAATTCCGAAGAAAGTGGGGAAGGAATTCGCTGAAGCTGATCCTGGCGGCAAGCTTCCTGAGAAGAAGAAATCTCGCCGCGAGGCATTTTACGGCAAGAAGGGCTGAAATGGTCGATGACGATGACGATGACGATGAAAATGATCGGATCATCTTATCTCCAAAGGTGGGGAAGGACGGCCTATTCGTCGAGGTCGACGACGATTCTCCGGAGCGTGAAACCGTCGAGATCCATAATCGCGAGCGGTTTGCGATCCATTTCAAGTATGCCGACAAGCTTTGTGGACTTCAGCCGACCTATGACGAGAAGGGTGACTATAACTGCGGGCGGTGCAATCAGGCGGACGAATACGAATGCCTGCTCGTCGATATCCCAAGGATCGACCGAGACGCGGGGTCTTGCGGCGATTGGGAGAAAATCCGCAAGGGCGATCCCGAATTGCGGCTCGAGAAATCAGACGCACAGAAATCTGTCACTGCGGCTGGATACGGCGTTGCAGCAAACGGCAAGGGATTTGGCTGCCATCGTTGTCCGTTCGCCTCGCGCGCGATTCGGCCTGATAGCGCCAACCGAGACCTGTATTGCGGCAAAGGTGATTTCCGTGTGTCGGGGAATGCCTGCTGTGTTCTCAACGGCGCGCCTTTGCGAAAGAAGCTTTACGACAACCCGAGGTCGAGGGCATCATGAGTTCGCTTTCGATGGTCGATATGATGAGCCGCAGCATGGCTGAGCCGAAGAAGAAAAAGGGTTGGATCAAGAAGGGTGCTTCGAAGCATCCCGGTCTGTTTCGGAAGAAGGCCGAGCGCGCTGGCGAGACTACGCGGGAGTTTGCCGAGGAAAAGAAGGATGTCGGGGGTAAACTCGGCAAGGAAGCCAATTTTGCATTGAACGCGGTGGGCGCCGCGAAGAAGCGCAAAAGCCCGCTTTATCGAAAGGACTGACGATGGCCGAAGAGAAAAAGAAATCGAGACTTTACGACCATCCTCGCAGCGGCGGTAAGGGCGAGGAGCCCAAGGCTGAGAAAAAACTCGCTGAGAGAGAGTCGAAGCCTGCGGCCGACGAAAAGCCGAAGGCGGAGATTAAATCCGAAAAGCCTGCCGAGAAGCCGATCCACGAACGGCACGCCGAAGAACGCGAGGCGATGCACAAGACGCACGAGACCGAGCGTCGTGACATGCACGGCAACCACCGCGAGGAGCATCGTATGATGCACTCCAGACATGAAAAGGCCCACAAGGAGCTCGGCGAGCGGCAGATGGCCGAAATGGCGGCTGCCCCTGCGGCCGGGGGTGCACCGGGGGATGCGCCGGCGGCGGCTGGTGCTCAGGCCCCGGCGGCCGCGGCACCGGCTGCGCCATCCGCACCGATGGCGGCCTAGCCATGTGGAGTCGGCTCGTAGACATGGAACTAGACGACGAATCCAAGTTGGATGCGTGCTGTCCTATGCCGTGTCCAAAGCCGGATTATCCATATGGATTAAAAATCAGCCTAACCCACAAAGAGCTTGAAAAGCTTGGACTAGATGCTGATTGTGATGTCGGAGATATGCTTGATATTCGTTGCTTTGCCACGGTGACGTCGGTAAGCAAGAGCGAAGACGGCGATGGTCAACGATGTTCCGTGGAGCTTCAGATCGAAAAAATGGCCGTTGAAGACGAAATGAACGAATCGGAGGACTAAAATGCCAGCATTTCTGAAACAGTTTGACCCAGCTTTGGCTGCGGCTGCCGGTAAGGCGGCCCTTGAGAGCGGCGCCCTTTCCACTGATCAATTCAATGTCTTGGTCGACCTTCTGACGCCAGGATACGAACTTTCCACCCTCATGCTGGCTGACTATAAAAGCCAGCACCCAACTAAGGTTGAGCCTACTCCACCGAACGAGGCTACTTCCTAATCCATTTCTATCTCAGAGGTGACCCCATGCGGATCGGTCTCATATTCGCTCTTATGGGGGCCTTGATTGGGCATGGAGCGGCGGCTCAAATTGCATCGTTTGGCGACAGCATAAGCGCCGGCACGCTGACGCCAGCAGCCGCAAATTGGCCTCAGATAGCCGGAATTTTCAAGAACGAAGCCATCACAAACTATGCGGTGTCCGGTGCTCAGGCAGCCGACCAAGCCGACGAGATTTACGGCCTCCTCTCCGTAGATGGCAGCACATTCAGTAAGTCCCCAAAAGTCACCT